GGCGGGCCAACCTGGGCGTGCAGGCCCTGCTGGCCCAGGAGCTGGAGGTGCGGCCGGAAGTGCTGTTTGAGGGCTGGGCCGAGCTGCAGGAAAAGACGGGCGCGGTGCTGCGGCCGGCGGAAGAGACCAGCGCCTGCGAGACAGAGGCGGCGTAGGCCATGGCAAAGCGCAAGATACCCCAGGAGCTGGAAATGATGCGGCGCGAGATCGATGCCCTGGAGGCGGAGATCCGGATCCGCTGCCAGGCCTGGAGGACCTATATCGACCGGCTGGCGCCGCCGCCCGAAACCGAGGAGCAGAAGCGGATGAAGCGCTTCAAGAAAAAGGACTGGCAGCAATATCTCAAGCAGGGCGGGGCCCTGTAGGGAGGAGTGGCCATGCAATGGATCAGCTATCTCGAGAACGTGACGGGATTCGACCGGAAGGCGGTGGACCTGCTGCAGGCGTATTGCGGGCACTGCATATGGGGAACGAGGAGCCGGGGCCGGCTGCTGGGGCTGGCGGGATCGATCGCGGAGACGTTTATCTTCATCAAGGTGCTGGTGGCCCTGGTGGGCGAGCGGCACGCCATCCACTTCGGGGGCTGCTTCCTGGACGATGCGGCCTGCCGATGGCGGCTGCGGGACCGGAAGCTGGCCTACCTGACGGATTTCTATGCGGCGGCGGGCAGCCCGTATTTTCTGAGACTGCTGCAGGGGCTGCCGATGGGCGACGGCGACGGGGCGGATTTCCTGCCGCGCTGCAATTTCATTTTCCTGGCCGAAAAGTCCGTTCATCTGGAAGAACTCCCGCCGGAGGTTTACCGGCGCACCATGGTGGTGCAGTTTCACCGGCTGGAAAGGCCGCTGGACACGGAAATGGTCGACCGGATCATGCGGGAGACGGACGCCATCCGCGACTGGGCTTTTGCCGGTTTCGAGCGGGTCGTTTCCCATAACGGGTTTGAGGCCCTATCCCGCCAGCTTCAGCATATCCCCCCGGAAAAGCAAATCAATAAGATTGTCCGGCAAAATCTCTCACACGAGGAGGCGCCATGAGAGCGCGACGCATCGATCCCGACGAGCTGCTGGACCGCATGAAGGCGGTGGCGGCGCCGTACCCCACCAAAGCAATGGCGGCGGACCTGGGCAAGGTCTACTCCACCTTCGACAACGAGCTGGCGGGGCGGGGCACCAGCAAGCTGGGCCTGCTGACAGCGGTGCGCATGCTGGCCCTGGCCCTGGACGAGGAGGCCCCGGCGGAAAGCCGGCGGGCGGCGGCGGGCTTTATGGACCACCTGTGCGGGCTGTTTGACCGGGTGGTGTTCGAGGTGCCGCGCAATATCGCGCCCGCGTATGCGGAGCTGGCCGAGAAGTTCGGCCGGCTGTCCCAGGAGGTGGGCGAGGCCCTGCAAACCTTCGGCCTGCACATGGCCGACGGGAAGCTGGCGCCCAAGGAGGCCGAGGCCCTGCTGGCCGAGCTGGACGACGTGATCCGGGTGACGGCGATGGCCAAGGACGTGGTGCGGCGGGCGGTGAAGTGAGGCAGGTGGCCAAAATGCGGCTGGAGCCCGGGGACAGGGTGCGCAGGGCCGGCGACGGGCGCGTGTGGGTGGTAGGTGTGGAAAAAGCCACGCAATTGAGACCCTGCACAGTGGAGGCGATGCGCCCGATCGACGTGGACGGCAAGGCGTGCGGGCCGTGGGCGTTCAAGATCGGTAGCGACTTGTGCTTTCTCATCGGGACCGTGAAACCGCCGGTACCTGATCATGGAGGGAACCATGTCTAAGCGTAGTCTGCTGGTGGGCGTGGTGCTGACGGTGCTGTTTATCGGCGGGTGGATGGTGGGCGCGGCCGACGGGCCGCACCTGCCGCTGCGGGCCCTGATCGCCTCGGTGATGTTCGGGCTGTTTGGCCTGCTGGGCAACCTGGCCGAGGGGCGGGGCTGGCTGGATGACTGAAAACCGACCGGACCGGGAGGTGAAACCGTGCGCTGTGAGCAAAATAACAGAAGACGCAAGGGAAAACTGCCCAGGAATTCGCCAGAGCACACACTGACCAGCATGCGCGTGCTGGATCTGCGCTGCCTGCCGGGCGGCAAACTGGAAGTGATCGCCGCCGAAACAGGCAAGCCGGTGGTGATCCGCCAGGACCAGGTGAAGGCCCAGCAGGGCAGGGTGATTTTCATCCAGCGCTGGCTGGACAGGCGCATATTTGGGCAGCACAGGGCACGCTGCCGACAAGGGAATAGAGGCTACCACGCGGAGAGGAGTGCCGCACCGGTGCAGGACCTGGCCGGTGCGGCCGATCCGCGAGAGGAGATTGAGCATGCCCGCTTTTAACTTTCAGCTGCGCTTTGCTCCCAGGGTGCGCCTGGGCCTCCTGCGTCCCGACCACCCTCAAGCCAAACGTCAAACCATCCGGGCCCGCCGCGCTGACGGACGCGACCCCAGGCCTGGCCAACCCATCACGCTCTACACGGGACAACGGACACAGCTCTGCATGAAGCTAGGCGATACCGTGCTCGAGAGCCGCACGCCGGTCAGGATCTTGGGCGGTGAGTTGTATGAGGTTCATGCCGGCGGCGTGCTGCTCAAGCCGGATAAGACCGTCTCGCTCGCCATAGCGGACGGATTCAACGATATCGATGCCTTCTTTTCGTTCTTCTCCCCACGAGGGATGATCTTCCAGGGATTCATATTCAAGTGGTGAGGCTGCTGCAGTGGCCGCACACCGCCCACGATCGAGGATAGACCATGCACCGTTTCCCCTTTGGATGGATTCTAAACAGACAGGATTCCTTTTCAAACACCCGCCCCGGACCAGCCGCCCCGCCTCCTTACCTTTCAGGCTTACAGGCCAATGGTCCTAACATGCAGATCAACCCCGCGGGTCCTTCCTGGAGTTCTGCAGAACACGGTTACGGGGGGCGCGATGGATGGGCCCAGGTAAATTTTGAAAATGGAATGGAATATGGAACGGGGTTGCGATGACAGTCGGATCTGACAGGCCCAGCGGCAATGAAAAGGCCGGCGGGGGCGCCGTGTTGAGCCTCGATGAGATCCGCCGCCAGGTGGAAGCGCGGGTTCGCGAGGAGGGCGCGGATCCGGGCAGCGGGGGAGGGGATGGCGAGGGCGGCATCGATCCCCAGTTCATCCACGACTGCATCCGCAGCAACGAAATGGGCGACGGTGAACTTTTCAAGCGCCTGCACCAGGGCCTCTTCGTTTTCAACAAAGCCATGAAGCAGTGGTTGAAGTGGGCCGGCCACCATTGGGAGATCGATCACCTGGACGAAGCCGCCGGCGCCGTGGAGTCTGTGGTCGAGGCCTATCAGGCCGAGGCGGCCCGGCTGACCGCCGAGCTGCGCGAGATCGACGACAAGGACGCCCGCAAGACGAAAGAAAAGTTGCGCGACACGATCAATAAGCGCATCTGGGCCCTGCGCGGCGATCGTCGTGACAAGTGCCTGAAGTGGGCCCACACCAGCCTTAACCCGCTGGCCATCTATGGCGACGAACTGGATGCCCGGCCGTGGCTTTTGGCCTGCCCCAACTGCGTGGTCGATCTCAAAACAGGCCAGAACCGTCCAGGACGGCCGGACGATTTCCTGATGAAGGCCACGAATGCAGAGTGGCGGGGGCTTTTCGAACCATGCGACATATGGGTGCGAACCCTGCTCGAGATCTTCGATTGGGATGAATCCCTGGTCGAGTTCCTCCAGCGGCTGCTCGGCTACGCCCTGATCGGGGCCGTTTACGAGGCGATATTCCCGGCACTGATCGGGCCGGGTGGCCGCAACGGCAAGTCGACCATCATGGAAACCATCAAGGCGGTGCTGGGACCGCTGGCCGGCCCGATCCCCAATGAAATGCTGATGGCTTCCTACAAGGCCTCCAGCGCCAATTCGCCCACGCCGGAGATCATGGCGCTGCGGGGCCTGCGCCTGGCCTGGGCCAGCGAGCCCGAGGACGGGGCCCGGGTCTCGTGCGGCAAGGTCAAGTGGCTGACCGGCAAGGACACCCTGGTAGGCCGTTACCCCCACGACAAGCACAGCATTTCTTTCGAGCCTTCCCACACCCTGATTCTGCTTTCCAATTTCCGGCCGCACGCGGACACCAACGATGCGGCCTTCTGGGAGCGGCTGATTTCAATCCCCTTTAAGTTGCGCTTCATCCGCAACCGCGAGCCCCGGGCCGACAACGAGCGCGCGGCCGACATCGGCCTCGACGAGAAGCTGCGCTGCGAGGCCTCGGGGATCCTGGCCTGGATGGTGCGCGGGTGTCTGGCCTGGCAGCGCAAGGGGCTGGCGCCGCCGCCCAAGGTGATCGAGGAGACGGCGGATTATTTCGCCAGCGAGGACAACATGGGGGCCTTCGTGGATTACTGCTGCGACACCGGCGACGAATCCGAGTTCCTGTGCCGGGCCAAGGAGATTTACGACATGTTCTTCGCCTGGTGGAAGCAGTATGTGGGCAATTTTCCGCCCAAGCAGCGCAAACTGGGCACCTATCTCAAGGAGCGGTTTCGTTCCGAGAAGGTGGGCGGGGTCTATTGGTACTACGGGATCCAGCCCAATCCCGAAATTATCGATGAAATCATGCCGGACCGGAAGGGATAGCGCTCAAAGGTCCTGATGGTCCTGGCATGGTCCTGACAGTCTGGAAGTCCGAAACTATCCGAAATGCTTCGGAATAGGGATAGCTACAGGACCATTGGGACCATCAGGACCGAGTTTCGAAATCTTTCTATAAATAATAATTTTTTTTCAATTCACTTTTTTATTTAGGGGAAAAAAGGTCCTAAAGGTCCTAATAAATTGAAATCATTTTAAAAACGCAACAGGACCATGCCAGGACCATCAGGACCTTTGAATAATTCAGCCATGAACGTCCTGGATCTGCTTCGAGAAATGGGCATCGAGCCCCGGCTGGCCCAGCGCGGCGGCAAGCGCGGCGCCGAATACTGGAGCCGCTGCCCCAAAGCAGGATGCTCCCAGGAGGACGGCTTTCACGTCTGGCCTGAGCAGAACAGCGGTACAGGCTCCTGGTGGTGCCGCAACTGCGATCGCGGTGGCGACAATATCCAGTTCTGCCGGGATTACATGGGCATGGATTTCCAGGAGGCCTGCGACAAGTGCGGCCGGGATCCGGGGCCGCGTCCGCCGCGGCGGCCGTTTGCGCCGAAGCCATCGGCGCCGGCCTGGGCCCCTCGGCCGGTGAACGTGCCCCAGGGGGATCTCGCTCAGTGGCGCGAGCATGCCGGCAAGTTTGGGGCCTGGGCCCACCGGCAGCTTATCAACAATCCGGAGGCCCTGGACTATTTGGACCGACGCGGTGTGAAGCGCACCGTGGTGGAGCGGTGGGGCCTGGGATGGAATCCCGGCGAGAACGGCAAGCCCTGTATCTACCGGGCGCGCAAGGCCTGGGGCCTGCCGGAAGAAAAGCGGGAGAGCGGCCGGTCGAAGCCCCTCTGGCTGCCGCGGGGCATCGTGATCCCGTGGCGGGATGCCAACGGCTGCCTGTGCAAGATCCGGATCCGGCGCCACCCGCCGGACATGCCGCCGCTGGCCAAGAACAAATACTTCGTGGTGCCGGGATCCACCGTGATTCACACGGCGGTTTACCGCGATCAGCCGGCGGCCGTGGTGTTGGAGACCGAGCTCGACGGCCTGGCCGCGGCCGAGGTCGCTGGCGATCTCGTGGGGGTTGTCGCCACGGGCACCAGCGGGGCCCTGCCCCAGCCCCAGGATCTGGCTTTCCTGAAGCGCTGCCAGGTAATCCTAGTGGCGCTGGATTTCGACCGGGCGGGCCGGGCGGCCTGGGAGAAGTGGCGGGCGGCGTTCCCGAATGCGCGGCGCTGGCCGGCGGTGGGGGCCAAGGATGTGGGCGAGATGTTCGAGACCGGCCAGGACGTGCGCCGCTGGATCATGGCCGGGCTGCCCGAGGCGGTCACCATGCGGCGCCTGGCAATGGACCATCTGAAGCGGAAAGGGGGAAGTCATGTACCTGCAGCAGCTGATGTATCTGCTGATCCTGGGCTGCCGGTGGAAGGAGCGCAGCCGGCGGCGCAACCGGTGCGCGATGCGGATCCGCCGGACGGCCTGGCAGACCTATCGCCGGACGTGCAGCGGGTGGGCACCCTGCTGCAGGAATTCCCCCAGGTCTATGTCGAAAAATACGAGGAGCACCGCGTGCACGCGGAATGCGGCCTTGTGATCACCTACGACGGGGTGCGGGTGGTGGAGCCGGAACACTTCCAGGCGCGGCCCGCCCTGACCCGCGAACTGTGCAACCTGGTTTTCCTCGGCGGCGGGGTGCTGAGGCATATCCTGGGCCATCCGGCGGGGAGGGTGAATGGCCGGAATTATTTTGGTGCTGATGCATAGTCAGGAGTCTTGATGGAAGAAAAGGTTGCCCAATTGAATGCTGTGGCCACACCTGGCGAGCTGGCCGAGATCGATGTGCTGCAGCGGGCGGTCACGGAAACGCTCGAAGAGTACCAGGCGGACTTCACGGCGGCTCGGCGCAAGAACTGGGAGGATGCCAAGCAGGGCCTCGAGGCGGCGGTCAACCGGATCTACGAGAAGTATTTTCCGCACGAGGAGATGTTTCCGCACCTCATGGCGGCGCTGGCCTATCTCCAGGAGGAGGGCTGGAAGGTCTCCAAGAGCAAGCTTTACAAGGACGCTGCCGACGGCCTGCTGCAGACTGCCGATGGCAACCGGGTGCGCGAGTCGGCGCTCATGGCCTACGCCTATGAAAACCTCAAACCGTCCGACGACGGCAAACAGGATGCCGAGCTGCGGCCGCTGGTCCAGGAGGAAAAGCGCCTCGACATCTCCATCAAGCGGCGCAAGGACGCCCAGATTGCCTGGGAGATGGAAAAGGAAATGGGTAAATGGCTGCCAAAGAAGGACCTGGGGCTGGAGTTTGCGGCACGGGCCGGTTGGATGGACGCCCAGCTCGAGAGTGTCATCCGGGCCAAGGCCGCCGCCTGGATCCAGCTCGTGGGCGGCAATCAGAAAAAAGATCAGCTCCTGGTGGACGCCATGCTGGCGGAAAAGGACCTGGTGATGAACGATTACGCCACCATGGACATGGCGCATGTCCTGTTCAAGAAGAAAAAAGGGTAAATGACCACACACCCGCCTCCCATATCTGTTTCCGATCGCTGGCTGCCGGTGGAGGTCGCCGAGGTAGCTGAATTCACCTTCCGACCCTACCGGGGAGAGCGCAAAGTCCTGCGGAAGCGCAAACCCATCCAGCCCAGCCAGTGGGCGCCGCGGCACCGGGTGGTGACCAAGGGCAGCCGGCGCGGGTTGTGGCGCAACGAGACCGTGCCCTATGCCCAGCCGGTGCTGGACGCCATGGCGCGATCGCACGTGGAGACCGTCAATCTCTGCTGGTCGCCCCAGAGCGCGAAATCCGAAACCATCAATACCTTCGTCGGCTGGCTGATCGATCGGCGCCCGGGTGACGTGCTCTTCGTCTATCCGGACGAAAAGACGGCCAACGAAAACAGCCGGGATCGCATTCAGCCCATGATCACAAGCTCGAGGCGGCTGTCGGAGTTCGCTACGGGCTATGCCGACGACATGTCGGCCACCCGGGTGGCGCTGGAGCACATGGCGCTTTATTTCGGCTGGGCCAGCTCCCCGGCCAGCCTGGCCAACAAGCCGCTGCCCTATGTGGTCTGCGACGAGACCGACAAATACCCCGAGACGGCTAGCAAGAAGGAGGCCGGGCCGGTGGGTCTGGCCGAGGCACGGGCAACCGTGTTCCGCGGCCGTCGCAAGTTCATTCGGGCGTCGACGCCCACCGTGCCGACCGCCTTTATCTGGCAGGCCCTCAAAAAGTGCCGGGCGGTTTTCGTCTACTGGGTGCGCTGCCCCCTGTGCGGCAAATGGCAGCGGATGGAGCTCGCCCGGATCCGGGTGCCAAAGGACGTCCGCGATCCGGAGGATATCAAGGACCGGGATCTGGCCTGGTACGCGTGCGCCGGCTGCGGGGAGCACTGGGATGACCACCTGCGCGATCGCGCTGTGGCCGCCGGCCAGTGGCGCCACCGGGAAAAGGGCGTTGAGATGTTCGCCTACCTCGAGGCCTTCAAGCCCAAGACCATCGGCTTCCATCTGCCGAGCTGGAACAGCCCCTTCGTGGGGCTCTCCGAGGTGATGGCGGCCTGGTTCAAGGGGCAGACAGACAAGACAGCATTAAAGGACTTCTTCAATCGCTATGCGGCGGAGCCTTGGGTGATCCGCGAGAAGGAGCGCAAGGAGGACGCCATCCTGGCCCTGTGCGAGCCCCGGCCCATGGGGCGCGTTCCCGGCGACGGCCTGGTGAGTTGCCTCACCTTCGGCGCCGATACCCAGGACAACGGTTTTTGGTTCAAGATCGTGGCCAACGGCTGGGGACTGGAGCGCGACGCCTGGGTGGTGCGCTGCGGGTTTGTGCCCAATTTCGCGGCCCTGGCCCGCGTGCTGTGGTCGGACGCTTACGAGGATGCAGGCGGCACGCGCTACGTGGTGCGCTTCGGCCTGATCGATGCCATGGGGCACCGCACGGGGGAGGTCTATGATTTTTGCCGCGCCCATACGGGACGGATCATGCCGGCGAAGGGGGAAAAGATCATGAACCAGCCGCTGGCCTACACGCGCCTCGAATACTACCCAGGCACGAAAAAGCC